ATAAAATATATAACGAAAATTGCCTTTATACAATGGCTAAAATGCCTGATAAATTTGTGGACTTAGTAGTTACTTCACCGCCTTATAATATGAGAACTCGTATAAGGAATGGACAATACACCACAAGAGAAAAAAGCGAACATTTTAGCAAGAAGTATAAACACTTTGACGATGCAATGCCAATAAATGAATTTTACGAATTTCATAAAAGTGTTTTGACTGAACTATTGAGAGTATCAAAGATTGTTTGCTACAACTTTCAAATAGTAACTGGAAGTAAAGAAGCGTTTTTTAAAATCATTGGCGACTTTAACAAAGATATTAAGGATATAATTATTTGGGATAAAGGAAGCGGACAACCTGCAATGCACGGAATGGTTTTAAATAGCTGTTACGAAATGATATTGATACTTGAAGATGATAAAAGAGCTGGCAGAGCAATACAAAACGCTAAATTCAAAAGAGGTGAAATGAATAATATTTTGAGAATTGGCAGAGGAAAAAAGGTATCAGATGTTCACGGTGCAATATTTCCTGAACAATTACCTTTTGAATTGATAAACGCTTTTTCAGAAAAAGAAGCATTGATTTACGACCCTTTTATGGGAAGCGGAACAACTGGATTAGTGGCAAGTAAATTAGGAAGATATTATATTGGCAGTGAACTAACAGAAGAATATTGTAAAATAGCAGAAACTCGTATTAAAGAGTGCGGTGGACTTTTTTTAAATTCTTTTCAAACGGATTTGTCAAACGAAGCAGGAACGTAGCAGCTTGCTTATAACACCAAAGCAGGTGAAGTTTTAATTTCACTTGCTGACTGTTATCCGCAGTTTTAATTGCGGAAGTTATTAACCTTTAAATCAGAGTAATATGAAAACAGCAGTAGAATGGTTGCAAGACACTTGGTTAAATTATCCTGACTTAGTTAGTTATGATAAGATACAAGAATGGTTTAAACAAGCCAAACTAATGGAGAAGCAACAAATGCAAGATTTATTTAAAGCAGGTGTTAATTATGGGTCAGGTTATGTAATAGCAACTGAATGGGGAGAAGAAACTACTGAGCCTGATTTTGAAAATTATTATAATAGAAACTTTAAATCAGAGTAATATGAAACAGACAGCAGTAGAGTGGTTTGGTAAAAAAGTATTAGATGTAATCACAACAGACGAGTTTAATAAATTACTTGAACAAGCCAAAGAAATGGAGAAGCAACAAATAGGAAAAGCATTTTTAAATGGTAGGATAAAAGAAATTGGACAAGGTGTTCTATTTGATTTACAGCCATTAACTGAAACATTCCATGATTATTACAACGAAACCTTTAAATCAGAGTAATATGAAAAAATACTTTATTATTGAAGTTGGTGAGGATTTGTCAAGAACAATTTTATTTGATATCACTGATAAATTAAGAGAGCAAGGTCACAGCTTTGTAGTTAATTGCACAACAAATATCAATCAATTTGATGTTAAAAGAGTTACAGAAGAAGAATTCAATAAATTTAATGGATATGAACAAAATTAACAAGAACAAGCTTAAAGCTCTGGAGATGGAGCAGCTCAAAGCCAAATATCCATCCATGAGGCCAGAACTTATTCCATTGACTGAATGGAAGGATACCTCAGCCAACAATCTCACAAAATGCATAATATTCTATATTAAAGCAATGGGAGGCCAAGCTGAAAGGATCTCCAATCAAGGTCAATACAGGGTAGGTAAAAAGATTGAGATTGCATCAGGATTCAAGCAACTACCTGGCAAATGGACTCCAGGAACAGGCACCAAAGGAACAGCTGATATATCAGCAACAATCAGAGGCCGATCAGTTAAGATTGAGGTGAAATATGGCAAAGATAGGCAATCAGATGCTCAGAAAGCATATCAACAAGATGTTGAAAGAGCTGGAGGTACATACATAATTGCAAGAGATTTTGATTCCTTTGTATTATGGTATGAAAAATATTCACTAAATTTGTAAAAATTAAAATAAACATATATGGAAAATCAATTAAATTTTGACATGCCATCAACATCAGAGAAGTTGAGGCAAAAAAAAGCTGATCCTGTGATTGGAATCAGTTTGTACATGAAGCTCCACAGAGCAAAGATGAGCATTGGAAAAGTCATCAAGAATGCAACCAATCCTCATTTCAAACGTAGTTATGCAGATATCAATGCATTGCTTGAGACAGTTGAGCCAATCCTCCATGAGAATGGGTTGCTGTTGCTCCAGCCAATACATGATACAACTCTTGTAACTCAGATTATTGACATTGATTCTGGTCAAATGATTGAGAGCTGGTTGTCTCTGCCTTTGATTACTGATCCACAAAAGATGATCAGTGCGACAACTTACTACCGTAGGGCAACCTTACAGGCAATCCTGGCATTGCAAGCTGTAGATGATGATGGTAATGAGGTGACTAAGAATAAAGAGCTGCCATCAATTAATGAGGAGAGATTTCAAGATGCTCTAAATGCTATTCAAAAGGGTAAATTTACAATAGATCAATTGAAAAAAACGTACAAACTAACACCAGAACAGGAGGCACAGTTATGATATTCAGATGTTCATCATTAGCAAAGCTCATGACAAATCCAAGGAACAAGTCTGAGAGCTTATCAGAGACAGCCAAGAGCTACATTAAGCAAGTGGCAAAAGAGAATTTCTATGGATATACCAGCAAGGTTGAAACCAAGCAAATGAGAAAGGGCACAGAGTATGAAATGGAATCCATTGCTCTGGTCAATTCAGTTTGGTTTGGTAGAAACTATGTCAAGAATCAATTGAGAGAAACACAAGGATATCTCTCAGGGCATCCAGATATCATCCATGATGATTCCATCATTGACATCAAAACATCCTGGAGCCTTGAGACCTTTCCAGCATTGCCAGAGGATGCTGATTCATATGAATGGCAAGTCAGAGGATATATGTATCTATTCAACAAGCCAAGAGCATTTGTGATCTTTTGTATGATTGACACAGATGATGAGCTCTTGACTGACTGGGAAAACAGAGATATTCACAAGGTATCTCACATTGATCCAACCAAGAGAATCACTGTGATACGATATGACAGAGATGATGTTCTGGAGGAGTTGATGCTCTCAAGATTGAGAGATGCATCAGAGTTTTATTCACAATATATGCAACAATTAATAAATAAATAACATGGAAAGAATTGAAATTCACACCAGATTAGTGGCAGCAATGCTGTCAAATGAGAAGTTTTATGGCACAAACTACTCAGATATTTTGAAAAAAGCTGAGGAGATTGCAGATAGGATCTTGTTGTCTCATCTTGTCTATGAGCAAAAAAACAATCATTTCCCTGAGAGAGTTGTCTGATTAAGTTAAATTAAAATAGTAAATATGAATTATGAAGTAAAAGGCATATTACATGCCAAAGGAGAGACTCAGAAGAGATCTGAGAAATTCTCAACAAGAGGATTCACCATCAAATTGAATGATGAGAAATTTGAGCAATTTGTCACATTTGAACTAATCAATGACAGAACAGATATCATTGATCCATTTGGCATCGGTGAGGAGGTTACAATATCATTCAATCTCAAAGGGAGAGAATGGAAGAGCCCTCAAGGTGAGTTAAAATATTTCAATACTCTTGAGGCATGGAAGGTGCAAGGCATTTTTTAGTGGCTTTGAAGGATGGAGAGAGCATCAAAGATTGGATGATCAGAGAAACTCTCTCCAAACTTTCCAGAAGATACAAGGCTGTCCATATGGCCGAGGATCTCAATGTATCTCCATCAAAGATCCACAGATTCCTTACAGGAAAGAATGTCAATGATGACTTTTATCAAAGATGGTTTTTGTGGTATATCAAAAATTGATATCTTTATCATGTGGATTTTTGGAGAAAACAAGCATATGACATCTCATTCAAGATCACTGGAGGTCATCCATTATACAATGACCTGGTGCCCCATGTCTATATTCTATTATCAAAGCTCAACATCCCAGAGCAAGATCTCCCTCGTGTATTTGCCAGATGGGCATACAACCAATACAACTGGAAAGAATCAAAATTCAACCAATTGTACAGAGGATCAGTGCCCATTCCAGAAGGATTTGACAAAATAGCAGATGATGATGGATACAATGAGACACAATATCAACAGATCCTGGACACATACCTGGAGCAATCTCCTGACAATGATGAGGAGCTATTCTGCAAAGAGATAACCAAGATGAGACTCATGGGGATGACATACAGAGAAATCAAAGGACTCACAGGAATCTCTCTTGATACTATTAACAAAGCAATAAATAAATTTAAATATGATTTACATCATTCCTCTTTTAGCAGTAGGGATGGCCAGGGCTCTCCAGAGTTTTGCCATGCCAGATATTAAGCCATTTAATTGTCAGAGCTGCATGTCATTCTGGACAACAGTGGTAATATTTTCATTCTATGATTGGAGGCTTTGTGCTCTTGGATTCCTTTCTTATTTAATTTCTGATTTAATTTTAATATATGAACATAAGTGAACAACTCAGAGGCCAGGTTGAAAGATTCAACAGGACCAGATCCTTTGCTTTGGACAATCCAGCAAAGAAGGAATTAGCAGCATGGAATAAAGCTGCTGGATTCGGTACATTAAACATTGGATGCTCAACATGCATCAGGAATGCCATGCAGAAACTCAGCAATGAACTGACATTGACTCCAAAGATTTCATTTATTGGTGTCAAGCAAAAGTCAATCACTGAGATGACATTCAATGAGCTCAAGGCAGAGGCTAAAAAGAGAGGCCTCAATTTACCATCAACATCCAAAAAGGTAGATATTATCAAAGCTCTCTCATGAAACTCTGTGCTCCTGTGCCTGTATTTGGCCGTTTTCCTCTTGTCAGACTGACAATCTCCAGATTAAAGAGGCAAGGAGTCATTCCATTAATTATGGGCCATGAGAGAGAAGCTCTTGACATTGCCAAAGAATTCAATGTTGAGTTTATATCCATTGACAATGATCCTCTTGGTGCCAAGTGGAATGCTGGCTTTATGGCTTGTCAGAATTATTTACCTGATGGAGTCATATTCATGGGCTCCTCTGATTGGGCCTCTGATGAGTATATTCAATCAGTCAGTGAGGCTCTCAATGACTTTGCATTCATGGGGATGCTTGGCTGTCACTTTGTTGATGTGGCTGATGAGGTGAGGCTGGTCCATTGGCCAGGATATCAAGGGCCAAGGAGATTGGAGCCAATAGGCATTGGCAGAGTGCTCAGATCTGATATGCTTACCAAAATGAACTGGAAGCCATTCAATGATGTGCAACAATCTGGCCTTGATTGGTCAATGTATCTCAAGATGATTAAGCTCACAAATGGCATTGGACTTGTTGAGAATGATCCCAACAATATCAATCTGTTATCAATAAGCACAAACCAATGGATCAACAAGCATAAATTCTCAGATCATTGGAATGGTAAATTGAAGTCAAAACATATCAACATCGAATTGTTAAAAAATAATTTTCAAGAGATATTCAAATTATTCAATAAATTTGTACACCATGACTGAATGCAAAAGATGTTTATTTAATGATACCTTTGCCTCCATTGGACCAAGGCAATGTGAGTATTGTGATCTCCATGATGAGCTGGAGAGCCAAGCATCAGGACCTGGAGCCATGGATAATCTCCTGGAATCAATCAAATGGTACGGCAGAAAGAACAAATACAACTGTATCATGGGGATCTCTGGAGGTGTGGACTCCTCAACATTGCTATATGCAGCAGTCAGACATTGGAATCTCAAACCTTTGGTTATTCACTTTGACAATAATTGGAATGCTCCAGAAGCTGTTCACAATATGAAGCAATTGGTCCATAAATTAGGAGTTGATTGTATCACATATCAAGTCAATAAGAGTGAATATGACAGGCTCAATGATGCATTCCTTTGGGCTGGAGTGCCTGATGCTGATATTCCAAATGATATTGCAATGACTAAATTGATGTATCAAACAGCTCATAAAAATGGCATCAAATATATTCTCAATGGTCATGATTTTAGGACAGAGGGATCAACTCCAAAGGGATGGACATACATGGATGCTAAGTACATCAGATCAGTTTATAACAAATTCACAGGCCTTGATCTGATCAATTATCCTCTATTTACTTTCAAAGATCAATTATTCTATGCTCTTATGGGCATCAAGAATGTCAGGCCTTTCCATTATAAGTGGGATCGAGAATCAATGGAGGAGGAGATGAAAAGATTCATAAACTGGCAAGATTATGGAGGTAAGCATTGTGAAAATGTTTATACTGAGTTTGTGGGATCATTCCTGTTGCCGAATAAATTCAACATTGACAAAAGGATTGTATATCTCTCAGCACAGGTGAGAAGTGGTAAACTAACTAAAGACCAGGCAAGAGAAATATTCAATATTCCATCAACATTCGACACATCAAAACTTGGAACTGTTGAGCAGAGAATAATGAAACTAATCAGCCTCAAGAAAACTGATAGGAGAAACTTTGAGAGATACAACTTTAAAAAATACAAGGCTCTGATCTGGATACTTGCAAAGCTCAAAGTTGTGCCATATACATTCTACATTAAATATTGCAAATAATAGAACATAATAATATAATAATAAATAATTATGTCTAATCAATATAGAAATATTGATAAGGATGAGCTATTATCCAAGGCTTTTGGCTATTGTGATTTTTGTATTGCATCTACAAAAGAAGTTGCAACAAATTCTGGAGTCAAAAAAGTTGCTGAGAGACATATCCCAACAATATCATATTTTTTGAATCACTACCTGAGGAGAGAGCATTTTGATTTTTATACCAGAGGTAATTGGTATGAGGCAATGAAGGATGAGAATCATCCATTATTTGACACTATAAAAACAATCGATGAACTTTTCAAGGGCTTAGCAAGAGACATTGTTGCCAATGAAGGCAAGGGTATATTCTATGCAAAGAATGCTCTTGGGATGCATGATCGCCAGCAAGTTGAAACCAGGAATGTTGAGAAGTTTGATTTTGAATGAGTACAGTCAAAGGTTACAAACCACATGACAAGCAAAGAGAGATCCATGATGCCATCAACCATGGCCATGAGAAATATTATGCTCTCAACATTGGGAGGCAGTTTGGCAAGACATTACTTGGAATCAATCAGCTGTTGTATTGGGCCATCAATGACAAAGGGTGCAAGATAGCTTGGATCACACCAGTATACAAGCAAGGCAAGAAAGTATTCTCAGAACTTGAGAGAGCAGTCACCAGGAGTGGATTGTTCACATTCAACAAGTCTGATCTAATTGTCACAGGTTTTGGATCATCAATTGAGTTCTTTTCTGGAGAGAGACCTGATAATATCAGAGGTAATACATTTGATTACATGGTGGTTGATGAGATGGCATTCACCAGAGCAGAGCTGTGGGATGAGGTCCTGAGTGCAACAGTTATGGTCAAAGGAAAGAAGGTGATATTCATCTCAACACCCAAGGGTAAGAATCATTTCCACAGGATTTGCATGCAACACAACTATGATGAGAGATACACATATTTCCATTATTCATCTTATGACAATCCAATGATTGATCCAAGAGAATTGGATGAGAGAAAGAGATCCCTTCCTGATCACATATTCAGACAGGAGTATTTAGCAGAATTCCTGGACAATGGCTCTGGACTATTCAAGAATATTAAGCAATCAGTCAAGACAATCTATCCAGGTGCCAAGGCTTATGCTGGCCTGGACATTGGCAGAGCTGATGATTACACAGTGCTCACAATATTGGATGAGTCTGGTCAATTGGTTTATGTCAACAGATGGAGGCACCAGGATTGGACCAAGATTATTGACTCAGTTGCTCAATCAATCAACAGCCATAAAGCAACAACATTGATTGAGGTCAACAACCAGGGTGATGTATTCCATGAGATGCTCAGAGATAAATGCAGAGGCTTGATTGTGCCATTCACAACCACATCCAAAACAAAGCCAATGATCATTGAGGATCTGGCTCTTGCCTTTGAACAGCTGGAGATCACATTGCAAGATATTGATTGGTTGGTTGATGAGCTTGAAAATTTTACCTATATTTACAACGTCAATACCAGGGCTGTGCAATACTCAGCTCCAATTGGCTTGCATGATGATGGAGTGATGAGCTTGGCTCTTGCTTGGCATTGTCGCAAGACACAACAGAATAAAGGCAGATACCAAATAATAAGAGCATGAAAGGATTGGAGATTAAATTGCCAGCAAGCATCAAAGAATGTGGAGCTGATATGATGTACAGATGGATGCTGATAAGTGGCACATTATCAACCATTAATGAGAGGTCATTGACAGAGATACTTGAATTCCATTGTCAGATTGTGAGCATATTCTCAAGGATGCCTATCAACAAAGTCAAAAAGGCTGTGCCTGATTCAATCATGGAATGCAGCAAACACATCTTGACAATACTCAGCCAATATGAGAAGCAAGAGCCTCAGGAGGTCATTGAGATCAAGGGCCAAAAGTACAGACTTGAAAAGAACTTTGCTCATGTCACAACAGGTCAGATCATTGACTTGAAATTGATTGAGGATATCAGTGCTGATCCATGGGCACCATTGGCAATCATGTATGTTGAGGATGGCATGGAATATTGCCAAGAGGATGACAGAGGGAGGGTGCTCAATCCAAATGATAAGAGACATGCTATATTCAAAGAGAGCTTTCCTGGTGATGAGTTCTTGAATTTTTACGCTTTTTTTTTGAGAATCTTAGAAGAGAGGAGTCTCGCTATTTTGGGCATTCAGACAGTGAGAGTGATGATGGAGAAGATGATCCTGGACCAAGAGATCAAGATTCAGAATGGTACGTCTGGACAGGGATCATCCATAGACTATCAAAGGAAATGGGATTTAGTGTGGACAGAATTACATCTCAGCCATATGTCAAGACCTTATTCTGGATGAATTATTTCAAGCTGGTTGATGAACAAAAATACATATTAAGTAAAGAGCATGGCAGATGATTTTCAATTTCTTGATGAGCTTGGTGTCACTGAGTCAGATGTTGCTCAGCCTCAATCAGTATATCAAGAATTCATTCTGCAATTAGCCAATAAGATCACAGAGGATCTCAGAGAGGCAACAAGTCAAAAGGCCAGGAATACAGGTGCATTGGCTCAATCCATTGCATACTTTCCAACAGGAGAGATGAGCTTTGAGATCAAGGCAGATGATTATTTCAGTTATGTTGATGAAGGTGTCAATGCTGTTGGTACTAATAACTATGGCAGCAGATTCTCTTTCCAATATCCTGGAGTGAGTCATAATATGGCCAAGGCAATCCAGGAATGGAAAGGCATGGAGATTGGTCAGGCATATGCAACAGCATATAACATCAAGCAAAGAGGACTCAAGCCAAAGAACATTGTTGAGGATACTATCAATGATGATGTCTTGACAAGGATTGCCAATGATCTGGCAGCAGTAACAGGATTGCTCTTTGAGATTACATTCACTAAAAATACTAAGACATGGCAGTAACAATATATGATGAGCCTCAGAAGTTCAGCTCAGCTGGAAATCCATTGATGTTCACATTCTCATCTGATGAGACAGCACAGGACAATTTCTCATTCATTGTTGAGGTTTATGTATCTGGATCATTGCATTCAACACATCAGGTGTTCAGACAATTCAACACATTGAGCAAGTTTGATTGCTCTGGTATCTTGGCATCTACATTGTCAAGCCCATTGATTGTGGATGGCACATTGACAACATTCTATGACTCAGCCATAAATGAATATTACATCATTGTTTATGAGAAGTATGGAGCAACTCCGACAATACAGGATGATGCAACCAGCTCAACATTGTATGCATTCAATGGATCATTTAGGCATCAGGATTGGATTGATTGGGATTATATGGATTATGATGCCAATATAACAAGCCCAAACATCCCTGTAAATTTTATGACATCATTCCCAAGGAATAGAAGATATTATTGTGGATTGAATGAGAGGATATTTCTTGGCATATTGTGTGATGATTCACAGATATATTTGAGGGCCAGATTGTATGACTCAACAGGATCATTGATCACATCAGATATTGTGTCAGCTGTATTGAATGAGCTCATTGTGTTTGATGCATCTCCATCCACATTGATTGCCAATACAACTATCACAACTCTTGACTTTGACTTTTGTGCGTATTACACCATTGAAGCTGGTCAATTGACTGGATTGCCTCCGACATTCAGCAGAGCAACAGAGATATTCAGAATTGATATTGATCTTGAATGTCACAGGTATGATACTCACAGATTGCATTGGCTGAATAAGTTTGGTGTGTGGGATTCATTCACATTCACATTGGTATCTGTGGAATCAACAGCTGTTGAGAGCTTTGGATATCAAAGAGAGAAAGGAGTCTGGGATGATACAAGTTACACATATCCAAGATATCAAGGTGAGAAGGTTGGTTATGCCAAGAGGGCAACAGATCAGCTCATCCTCAACAGTGATTGGATCAATGAGGAGGTGCAACAATGGTTGATGAGAGACTTGCTTGAATCACCTGTTGTATATCTTGAGATCAATGGAACTGACTTTGAGCCAGTGAATATCACTAACAATGGTTATCAATTTAAAACCAGGAGGAGAGATGGATTGATACAAGAGCAGATATCAATTGACAAGACATATTCATATACATCACAACTGAACTGATGGCTGGAGAATTATATATAAATGAAAGGCTTGTTGACCTGGATCAGGGCATCCCATTTCCACTGACATTCAACATCAGTGACATTAAGGATCTGACAGCAAGAAAGGGCAACAAGTCAAAGACAATAACATTGCCAGGCACCAGGAGAAACTATGAGCTCATGTTGTCAGTATTTACCTTGTCATCAATTGACAAGATCTCTGATGATGAGAGTGATTTCATTGACTTTGATCCAAGCATAAAGGCAAGTGCCAGGTATTATCAGAATGGATTGCTGGAGTTCAATGGAGTGGCTCAGCTCATGGAGTGCAAGCTCAACAATGGTGTGTGGTCCTTTGATGTGACTCTTGTCAGTGATACAATTGATTATATCTCCAGGCTTGCAAAGATAAAGATCAATGAGCTTGGATGGTCAGAATATAACCATGCCATGACATTGACTAATCAACAGAATTCATGGATTGGTTTGATTGAGCAGAATGGCTCACCAGCATATGTATACAATTCACCAGACTGGGATGGCCGAGGATATTATTATGGCATCATTGATTATGGATATACCAGGCCAACACCATCAACCTTTGGTGTTGAGCACATGCCTCCTCAGGCATTCGTTTATGAGATACTTGAGAAGGCTTTTGCATATGCTGGCATTCAATGGTCCAGTACATTCCTTGAGAGCCAAAGATTTAAGAGGTTATTAATGGCATATGCTGGAGGAGATTTACCAACAATTGATGCAACACAGAGTGACAATGACTCAGCATTCACAACAGAACAGAACAATGCTGGATCAGGAGCCATCATCAAGGGCACAACTCAAGGTCCTGGTGTTGGGGTTTGGTTTTTAAATGATCAGGCTTTATTGGATGATTATGATGCAACTGTCAACCAGGATAATCTTGGACAGATTCAGACAACAGCTCCAGTGCAATTTGTGGCAGCAACAGAGGGATTGTTCACTGTGACATATGCTGGAGATCATGATGCTACCTGGATAACAGGAGGCACCTTGATGTATGGAAATTATCAGGTGCAATTATTGATTTATAAAAATGGAATTATTCTCTCTGGTGATATCATTTATCAGGGAGTATTGGAGGGTGCCTCAACAGGTCATTCAGTTACTTATTCATTCACATATACCAGGCAGATCAATATGATGATCAATGATACATTAACATTCAAAGTTGGGTATCAGTTGATTGAGCCTCAAGTTATTGGAGGGGCTGATGGAATACAAGGAATCACAACTGAGATTGTAAGCAATACAGCAGATCTCAACATTGAGAGAGATACTCAGACATTGAGTGCTGGGGGTACAGTTCAGTTGAGTGCATTCTTGCCAGATATGACATGTGATGTATTTTTTAAGGGATTGATAACAGCATTTAATTTGTATGTCAAGCCAAGCACAGATGATCCAAGCATCCTGGAGATTGAGCCATTATCAGACTTTTATAATGCATCAGGAGATGCTCTTGATTGGTCCTATTTGATTGACAGGAGTCAAGAGATTTCAGTGATACCAACAATCAACTTTTCATCTAAGAATTATAAGTTCTTATTTGAGAATGATGATGACTATTGGAATACAAGATATACAGATGATGTTCAGAAACAATATGGACAATTTATCATTGAATCTCAGAGTCAATTTGCTGTGGATGATACAGAATTCAAGTTACCATTTAGCCAGAAGCTATTGGCCAGGATTCCAGAGGATTCACCATCATCATTCACTGATCTAATTGTACCGAGAAATTTTCAAGTGAAATTCAATGAGGATGGCACCAGTGCTGTTGAGAAAAAACAAGGCAAGCCTTTCATTGTTCAGCTTGGTGGATTGAGGGCTGGAGTATGGGAGCACAGGGATGAACTTGGTGTTGACAGCAATGAGGTATCATATCCTTATGTGGGCCATCTTGATTCTCTTGATTCACCAAGTTTTGATTTTAATTTTGGATTGCCTGATTATGTATTCTGGGTGACATCAGCATATACAACCAATAATCTTTACATGTATCATGAGAGATTTATCAAGGAACTTGTAAGTAGATTTGGAAAGCAACTGACATGCTCAGCAATGCTTGCACCAGAGCACATCAATTCTCTTGATTTTAGAAATCTTATCAACATTGATGGGGTTGTGTACAGATTACAGAAAGTCAGTGACTATGACTCAGGCAAAAATGTCAGCACAAAAATAGAACTGATTCGCATAATACAAGGAGAGGGAATACAAACAACAACTGTTGTGCCTCCTTATGATCCATTCACTGATCCTTTGGTGAGATATACTCAAGGCTCAGATATTAGGATCACTGAGGATGGTGACATCAGAGAAATTCAAGCATAATGGGAGTAAAGATTCAAGATTTAACATCCTTATCAACCAGCACCTTTGCTGATGATGATATCCTGGAGATTGAGCAATACGTTTCTCCTGGTGTTTATGTCACCAGAAAAATGACAGGAGCTCAGATCAGAGAGGCCATCAAGACATATGCTGTGAACATTGTTCAATACACAGCATCTTTGACAACATTACAATTGAGTGATGCTGGCAAATTAGTTCAATTGAATAATGCATCAGCCAATGATTTGAGGGTGCCAGCTGAATCATCAGTCAATTTTCCAATTGGCACACAGATCCTATTGATGCAATATGGAGCTGGTCAGACAACAGTCACAACATCTGGAGGAGTCACAGTGAGATCCTCTGGTGGCAAGACAAAACTTTCAGCACAATATGCAGAGGCTTCATTGATCAAGATAGGATCAAATGAATGGGCTCTTGCTGGAGATATAACAACGTAAAATAAAAATAAAATGAGTACAGTTAGTGAAATATTGGTAGCGAATCAAGGAACATTCATTGTGAATGATACAAATGAGAAAACTGTTGCACATGATGCCATTGTGGTCCTTGAGGACACAGTATTCAATGCCATCAAGATTGGTGGTGTTGATGTGAAATCAAGCTACATTGCAGCAACAGGAACAGCTGTGAAAGCTGGAGCAATCATCAGGCCAACAGAAGCACAGAAATTCAGTGCAGTTGACTTAGTATCAGGATCAGTTTGTTTAGTAT